AGTATTGTTCCGGTGTTCGTCGGTGCGGCTTCGACCAGCTACGTGCAGAACCTCATGTATCACAAAGAGGCTTTCCAGTTCGTGACTGCCGACCTGCCGATCCTTGACGACGCGCAGAAATGCGTTCGTGTCAATAAGGACGGTTTGAGCCTTCGCTGCTGGATGGGTTCGGACATTCGCAACGACGAACTGTTGCTGCGAGTCGACATCCTGTACGGAATGGCTGCTCTGCGTCCCGCGTGGGCCTCCCGCATCATCGGCGCGGCTAACGCCTAATCCACTCATTCACGAAAGGAAACATCATGTCTCTTGAACAAGTTGGATACGCGGGGCCGGAAGGCACAATTCAAAAAGGCGCGCATCGCCAAGTCATTAGCGGTGTCGGGGCAACCCGGCAACTGACCGCAGCAGAATCGGGTGCGCTGTGTCTGATGGACCGAGCAGCCGGGGTCGTTTATACGCTCCCGACTCCGGTAGCGGGAATGCAGTTCGAGTTCCTTGCAACCGTCGCGGTTACGTCGAATGCCTACAAGGTAATCACCAAGACTATCGCCTCGCAGTTCATCGTCGGCGGTGTCATTATGGGCGACGTAACTGTTGCCCAGTCTGGTGACTACTTTGAGGCAGATGGCACGACTCATGTTGCGATCAGCGAAGGCGGTAGTACCACTGGCGGCTTGCTCGGGGATCACTTCGTTCTGACGGCGATCTCAACGACCCAATGGGCGATCCATGGCGTTACGCACGGGGCCGGCACCTTGGCTACTCCGTTCGCAACCTCGTAATCTTTCGCCCCCAGGACTCCGGTCTTGGGGGCCTCATTGGAGAGTTGTATGTCCAAATTGATGTATTCAGAACTCGGCGGGTTTGCTCACTTCCACGAGGCGAACGCTCCTGCTGGATGGGTTGATGGAGACCCTATCTGGAAAAAGATGATGGACGCCAAGAATCTGCCCACTAAAAATGTCGAAGAAGTTGTTACAATTCAACCTGTAGCACCACAGGACACGAAGCGTCGCCCTGGTCGCCCTCCCAAAATCGTTGAATAGATTTGAGATGACCAGCTATGTCGACCGCACAAACGCTAATTGACAGGGCCGCGCGCCTTGTAGGTGGGGTAGCTTCCGGAGAATCCTGTACTGCCGACGAATCTGCTGATGGGTTGATTGCCCTCAACGCCATGCTTGAAGCGTGGCAAGCAGACAAACTCAACGTCTATGCCTTCGCCGACACGGCTTTCAACCTGGTAGCTGGAACTGCGAGTTATACGGTCGGTCCTGCGGGAAACTTCGCACTGACCCCAAGACCCGCAAAGATCGAAGAATGCTTCGTCCGCGTATCCAACATCGACTACCCCGTTACCCTCCTGACGGATGAACAGTGGTTTGGTATCGCCACAAAAACGGACACGGCGACATACCCTGACAGGGCGTATTACGAACCGTCACTGGCTACCGGAACCCTGCTGGTCTATCCGAAACCGACAGAGGTAAATTCGTTGCATATCGTGACTTGGACTACGGTTGCGAGTCTTGCGGCGCTCTCTACTTCAATCGCTTTGCCCCCCGGATACGAACGCGCAATCACGTTCAACCTGGCTCTCGAATGGTCCGGCCCCGAGTTCCAACTTCCGGTCCCTGATTACGTTCGGAAGATAGCGAATGAATCGAAAGCCGACATTCAGAGGGCAAACCATCGTCCGATCATGAACCGCTCCCCGATGGGCGCGGTGTGGCGTGGATCACGTTCAAACATCCTGACGGGGCCGTAAATGAGGATTCCCGTTGCCTCCGACGCTGATTCTCGTGATGGCGTGTCTGCCAAAGACGAGCGCATGACGAATGTTCTGTCGGAGAACGACGAGGGGGTGGTGTTGGCTTGTGTCCGTCCAGGTTTGGCGACGATTGCCACGGCGACCGGCGCCGGCGGTGGTGAAGCGAATTTCAACGGGACGCTGATTTCGGTATTCGGAACCACGCTTGGATTAGGTGAGACTCCCTCGACCATCGGGACGGTGGTTGCGGGGTCGTATGATTTCTGCCAGAGTCCGTTATGAGAATTCCAGTGAATCCGCAGGTTAGCACCAAGGACGGCGTGTCGGCTAAAAACGCTCGCCTGACGAATTGCCTCAAGGAATCGAAGAAGGGTGGCGACAAGGCTGTTGTCAGGCCGGGGCTTGTATTGGATGCTCAAGCATCAGGGGTGGGTAATGGATTAGTCGTGTTCAACAACGAACTTGTGAGCGTGTATGGGGCGACTTTAGGATTGAACACAGTTGCAGGCAGTGGGGGGTGGTCGTTATCCGAATCAGGGGCGGCGGCTATTGCTGGAGGCTTTGATGCAACTACCGCTTTAGTTGGTGGGGTTGGTGTTTTTGCTTCAGTTGCTGGAGTAAACGACTTTTATTACAGAATCAACGCAGACTTGTCGATTGATGAACTTACAGCAACATTCACGGATTTTAGCGGAACCGGAGAAGCTGTTACTTGCAACGATAGTAATGGTCTGTGGGTGTACTGGTTTGAAACTAATGTTGTGTATTATTTTTTCACTGATGGGGTAACGCCAATTGAGGGGACGGTAACTATAGATATTCAGGGAATGGATGTTGTTTCTGCATTGTTTGCGTCTTGCGTTCCTGTTTCTGGTGATTTGGTTTTGGCAATTCGGCTTAATGACGGGCTTGATGATTACGACTATTACTACACTTCATCTAATGGGATTTCATTCAGTTTAGGTGGAATCGTCCCAGGCGCATACCCGTCAGATCAAAAAGTATTGTTAGGAAGTACCTTGTACGCCTATTCGTCCGGCGACACGACCCCACCGCAAACAATTACTGTTTCATCGTCGGCAGACGGGTTCACTTGGGCATCGCAAAGCGTGGTTGGGTTTCAGTCTGCGCTAGTTACTGCTTTCTCTCAAGGCGGGACGATATATCTTGGTTTTGGTGATGATTGGACTTCCGGCCAAACCAGAATTAACAAGATTTACTCGTCAACTGACGGGGTTAATTTCAGTCTAGAGTGGGATGATGTTTTGCCGACAGCAAAAGCATATCCACTATTGTTTGGTGACGGGACAAATTTGTACGTTATTGACACTACATCTGGTGATGTCTATATAAATGCTGCTGGTGAAGCAACCATCCCCGCACTCGCCACAATCACTGGCGACTTCTACGACTTCGCGCAAAGCCCACTATGAGCCAACTATTCCTAAAGACCAAGACGGTCGGCTACTACATGGTTCAGAACGCGAACCAGTTGTTGTACTCGCAACTGTTCTCTAATGCTGCATGGGTCAAGACAAGCTGCACTCTGACTGCCGGGCAAACCGACTCCGCAGCGGGAACCGAAGCATTCACCATGACGGCGACTGGGAACAATGCGACGCTTTTGCAATCGGTGGTGCTGGATGGAACGCTTAATCGGACCATATCCATCGGCATCAAGCGCAAGACAGGGACGGGCGCGGTTTCGATTACCGTTGATGGTTCTACGTACTCCGTAGAGACTATCTCAGGATCATGGGCGCGATACGATACAACCTTGACCGCATCCGGCACGGTAACGGCTGGCATCAAGTTGGCTACCTCTGGCGATGAGGTCTATATCGAGTGGGCTCAGCTTGAAGATGGCGTAGCGACGACCTACGCGACCAACACCGCGAACCGATACACGGTGACGCAGATCACGGACGCCGACTACCCAAGCAATACAACGAGAGGTTGCGCTTTCCTTGACGGCAGGTTCTTCGTCATGGCGATGAATGGCGACATCTACCAATCCGCATTGGAGAACGCGGCATCGTGGTCGGCGCTGGAGTTCATCGGGACGCAGATCGAACCCGACTCAGGAGTCTATCTCGCCAAGCACAACAACTACATTGCCGCGTTCAAGAACTGGTCGACGGAATTCTTCTACGATGCCGCGAATGCAACAGGATCGATCCTGGCCCCCGTCCAGAATGCCGCCTTCAAGATCGGGGTTGCCTCGGATTCCTCAGTCAAGGAAATGGCTGGAACCGTGGTGTTCATGGGGCAGACCCGCGACGGATTCGGGCGCGGAATCTTCCGGCTCAACGGCATGTCTCCGGAGAAAATCTCGACGCCGCAGATTGACAAGATTCTCAACGCCGACTCGCTTGCAACAGTGTATTCGTGGAGTTGCAATGTCGGTTCGCACATGCTGTACGGCCTGACGCTTGTCACTACCGGAGTTACGCTGGTCTATGACTTCACGACGCAGTTGTGGTCGTTCTTCACATACCTTGAATCGTCCGGCGTCAACAAGACCGTTACAGCGGTCACAACAGCCGGAGTAGCGACTTCGGCGGCTCATGGGTACTCGGATGGCGACATTGTGCTGATCGCCTCTACAAACTCCGATTTCAACGGCTGGCATGTGGCGACCGATGTCACGACCAACACCTTCCAGTTGCAGGCGACGGGAACCGTGTTCAGCGGGTCGGGTACGGCGACGAAGCACACGGAATCGTACTTCCCGATCATCGCATCGACCTCGGCCAATGGGAAGCAATATTTACAGGCGGCGACAAGTGGGAAGTTGTACGAGTTCTCTCAAAGCACGTACATTGATGACGTTGGAGCGATTGCAGCGCGAGTCCGGACGCCAAAGATGGACAACACAAACACGCACTACAAAACCATGTCCAAGGCTGAATTGGTTGGTGATAAAGTGTCATCGACGGCGGTAATTAGATGGTCAGATGACGATTACACTACCTATTCAGGATTTAGGCCGGTTGATCTGAGCGCAACAAGGTCGGAGATTCGCAGGTTGGGAAAATTCAGGCGTCGCGCCTTTGAAGTGTTGCATGTCAAGAACGCGCTTCTGAGAATGGAAGCAATTGAAGTGGAGGGAGCATAATCATGGCAGTTACTAGAGATAGTTTGTTGGCAGAAATACGCGCCGCAATCGACCAAAATGCAGCGGACAGGATGCAGCACGCAATGGGATATTGGGGGCCGAATTCTGCAACTCTTGGAACGCAGGCTAGTAATTCAGCCAACAAAATTACACAACTTAAAGACCTGCTAGGGATGATGGGCAGTTCTGAGGCGGAAAGTTCAGCTAATCCGTTCGCAGTTGGTGGCGCAGGCGGCGGCGCTCCGACTGTCTCTACTGACAACCGCTTTGCTGCCGGACTGACGGACGCTGAAACTCGCCTTCGCT